TGCGTTTGTTGTTGCTGGGTTTGCTGCGCGTCACGCCACGCCTTGACCTCATGCGCTAGAACAACAATGTCAGGCGTCCCGGCGCAGGCTTTGAGGCGCGGCCATATCCACGCCAAAGCGCTGTCAATATTGGCAGGCAGGGCAGGCGCGCTTGGCAGGTCAAAGCCAAGGGTTTTTATGCGCCCATAGACTGCCAGAGTATAGGCAAGGTTGGAGAGGTCCGCAGGGTCATAGGCGTTGTTAGTGATTGCCTCTTGTAGTTTTTGTTCTGTTAACTTTTCAAGCATGGCGCGGGCGTTTGTTGCCACGCCTTGCGCAATCAGCGCGCCTTCAATGCGCGGGTCTTCAAGACCGTTTGCAATGTCCTGTATGCCGCCCCGGATTGCGCTATGCCACGCGTCAAAATCAGTAAACAGCGCATGACCTACCTCATGGATGACATAGGCAATCCAAATATCGCGTTCGTCCCGCGTAAGGCGCGCGTCAAGAGGCAGGAAGGGCAGACATAGGGATATGTCCCTATGTCCTTTCAATATGCCCGCAGTATTGCCGTCAATGCTAACGCGCCAAGGCAGGCGGCAGTAAGGATTGCGGGCCTTGTATAGTTTTTGCGCCGCCAGTAGGCAGGCGTCAATCACGTCTTGATATTGATACATTGACATGGGTCTACCCTCTTAAATGGTTGCGTCTTGAAAAGCCTGCGCCGCTGCATGACCGCGCGCGCTGCGTTCTATTTCTTGCGTCTCTTGTGGCGTCACGCCTGCCGCGTAGGCGTCAAGGTTCGTGAAGTTAAGGTCTGCGCCTGCTAAGACTTCCAAGGCTTGGACGTCTTCGCCATGCGCGAGGTTAAGAATGCAGACCTTGAAGGCGTGAGACGCCGGGACGCCGTCTAAAAGCCACCCAGTAAACGCCACAAGACGTCTAAAGCCTATCGCCTGCGTTAAATCGCCGGAATTACATTTCTGCCGCGTCTTGCTGGCAAAGCGCACGACCTCTTGCGCCAAGGTCCGAGACGCGCCCGTCCGTTTTATAAGCGCGTTTGTTTCTTGTCTCGCGTCCGGGTAGTCAACGCTAAGACCTACTGCAAAACGGTCCATAAAGGCGGCATTGACTGCGGCCGTCCCCACAAAATTGCCCGTGTTATCGCCACGGCCGTTTGTATTATCAGCGGCCAAAACAACAACGCCCTGCGCCATGTCAACGCGTTCGCCCGTTTCCAAAACTACAAACCTGTGATCGAGCAAGGTCTGCAATGTTGCTAGTGTGCCGGACGGGCAAACGGTAGGTTCGTCCAATAGTATCACCGCGCCCGGCGTCCGTATGGCTTTTGTGAGCTTGCCGTCGGTCCATACTGTATCGCCGTCAACAATGCCGGGACCGCCCCAAAGAAAAGACGCTTCAGTGTCGCGGTCAAAAGCAATCCTAAAAAACGGACGGCCAAGCGCGGCAGCAATCTGCATTGCGGCAGACGTCTTGCCCGTCCCCGGAGGTCCAAACATCCACGCGCATTGTTGACGGTTTATAGCGGTCAAAAGGTCCGCCAGTAAGGTTTCATCCCAAACGAAGTCAAGGTCCATAGGCGGCGCGCTTGGATCGTTCCAGACGGGCAGCGCGAGACGGTCAAGGCGCGCGCCTTTCATGTTAAAAATCTTTGACGCCTTGAAAGCTTGAACACTAGGCGCGGCTTGTTCGTCCGGCGCAGCGGGCGCAATCTGCCGCAAGGGCGCCGCCTCTTGCGCCTCTTTAAGATCAGCGCGGGCCTTGTCTAAAGCGCTATAAACGGACGCCACGTTATTGCGCAGGCAATCCCAAACGCTAGGCGCAAGGATTGTCTTGACGCCGTCCAAGGGCGCAAGGATAGCGTCCGCGCTGAAACCGTCCGCCACTGTTATTGTCTTGATTGTTTCACGTGAAACAGGACGGGCAGCAACAATAGGCGCGTCCGCTGGGTCTAATTGTGGCGGCGTGATTGCTATTGCTGTCCTTACGTCAACGCCAAGCGCGGCCGCTAAAGACAGCAATTCGTGCTGATGCAATTTTGAGACGTTATCCTTGCCCGTCAATTCAAGACAGGTCTTGCCTTGACTGCGCAGGGTTTGAGATAGCGCGCTTTTAAGAGAGGTTCTTTCTTCGTTTGTCATTGTCACTGTTTCCTATGGTTTCTTGATTAGATGAAAAGATTAACGAGGGGTTGCGCCAAAACGGCCGCGCAAAGCGCGGCCGCAAGCATTTCAAGGATAGAGAAGGCGGTCATTGCGCACCGGCCATTGCGCGGCGCGCTGTCAGAATAAATTCATCAGCGCTTGACGCGGTCCAATATGCGCCGCGAGCGTCACCGGCATTTAAAAGGACGCGCGCCTCATTAAGCGCTGATAACGCCATGCGCAGCGCATTGCGCGCCGTTTCATTGGCTTTCACTCTCTTATTGCGCAGCGCGTTCATTGCGCGGACAATGGCGGCATTTAAGGTCTTGAGGTCTAAAGTCTTCATGTCACTGTTTCCTTATGTTGTTTTTGTTGTCCCCAAAGCAGGACAGTAAACCGCTACCACATAATATATTCTTATGTCTAGCGCTGTCTTGTTCTGTCTTGATTAATTTATGTGAAAAATGGTAAACAATTGTTTACGATTTCTTAGACAGGGTTTTAGACATGTCTAGCGCTGCAATTATGCCGCGAGCTGAAGACCAAATAAATCAAGCAATTGCCCGGAGAAGGCGCAATGCCGCGCGGCGCAATTATCAAGAAAGGCAAGCAATCCTTGAACAAATGACGGACGAAGCCTTTGACGTCCTGCGCGAATTGCTGTCTTCACCAAATGACAGCATACGTCTTGCCGCTGCCAAAGAGACGCTAGACAGATCACAAGGCAAGGCAAGACAGATGCAGCAGATAGACGTCCGCGCCACGGACATGACCGCGCTGCACTTGGCAGCGCTGCGCGCCCTGGCAAATGATACGCAAGTCATTGAAAGTAAAGCGAAAGCGGTCATAGATCATGCCTCCTAGAAAGAGCATAGACCCGCAAGTCTTGCGCGAACGCGTATTAAATAATGCTGCTAAGTCATTGATTAATATAGAACAACCACATAATAGCGTATTATCTAGCGCCGTATCTAGCAGTAAAAACAATGACTTAGACACGCTAGACAGGCCGTTGACAATCACCCCCCGCCCCCCCGAAGGAACCGCAGCCGCGGCTGCTGACGGCAACCCTCATGTCCAAATCAGCCCAAAAAATTCTCCAATTACAACAAGCCAACTCAAGACAACCCCCACACCCCCATCAGAGCAATTCACATCCATTTTTGAAAATTTTTTTGGTGGTTTGCCAGAGAATGTAAACAGGAGTGAACCGCCATGCGCGCCGCTGACATTGCAAGAACCTGCTGCGACGTCATCGCCATCGCCGCAGCAGCCGCGACAGTCACCTTTGCAGGCGCGTTCGTCTTCGTCCTCTACTGCTGCGTCTGCGTCTGCGCCCTCGCAGCCGACGCAATCGACAGCGCAATCAAAAAAGGAAGATAATCCTTTTCTCGATTTTGTATTGCGCTACCGCGACAACCCCGCGGATCTTGTCAAGAATGTCTTCGGTGCGCAGCCCGATCCTTGGCAAGAAGAATTTCTGGCGTACATTCAATCGGGCGCGAGAAGAATTTCAGTCAGGGCAGGGCATGGCGTGGGCAAGTCCACGGCTTGCGCGTGGGCTGTGATCTGGCATCTTATCACGCGATATCCGCAAAAAGTTGTTTGCACAGCGCCAACTGCGCCGCAACTTTATGATGCGCTGTTTGCGGAGATAAAGTTCTGGATCAACAAATTGCCTGCATACATGCGGCAGTTATTTGAGATTACCTCAGACAGAATAGTTCTCAAATCTTCACCCGAAGCTAGCTTTGTTTCAGCACGAACATCTAGCAAGGAGAAGCCCGAAGCACTGGCCGGTGTCCACAGCGATAACGTGCTGCTTATCGTGGACGAGGCCAGTGCTGTCGAGGAAGCTGTCTTTGAGAGCGCGGCGGGATCTATGTCCGGCCACAACGCGACGACGGTTCTAATCGGAAACCCAACGCGATCTTCTGGTTTATTTTACAAGACGCACCATGAACTGGCGACGGAATGGAAGACGATGCACGTCTCTTGCGTCACATCCCCACGCGTCACAGAGGATTTCGTCAAGCAGATTAAGGATACTTATGGCGAACTCTCGAACGCTTTTCGTGTGCGTGTTCTGGGTGAATTTCCTCTTGCTGATGATGATACCCTTATCCCAGCCGAACTTGTTGACGCCGCCATGCGACGCGACATTCACCACGATACAAGTGAACCAATCCTTTTCGGCGTTGACCCCGCACGTTTTGGCGACGATGCCGCTGTCCTTTGTGTCCGCCAAGGTAATGTCGTCATGCACTTTAGATCGTGGCGCGGACTTGACCTCATGTCGCTATGCGGAGCCATAGTCAATGAAGCCGAACAACTCAAACCAGAAGAGATTAATGTTGATAGCATTGGCCTTGGCGCTGGTTTGGCTGACAGGCTTAGAGAGCTTGGCTTACCTGTCAGAGATGTCAATGTATCAGAAGTTTCCGCACTCAATCCAAAAGCCAATCGTTTACGAGACGAACTCTGGATTTCGGTGCGAGATTTTCTCGCCCAGCGCGCATGTCGGCTCCCAAACGAAGAGAGTTTGCGGGCCGATTTAGTCACGCCAAAATATAGCTTCACCTCAAGCGGAAAACTGCAAGTCGAGAGTAAGGGGGATATGAAGAAACGTCTTCGTCGCTCACCAGACTTTGCAGATGCTTTAGCACTTACATTTGCCGGACGTGGCGCGATGGTCGGGGGTCGCATGGCGTCATGGGTTCCCGGCAAACCTCTCCAACGTCGAATTTCTATTTGTTGAAAAGGATAAGACCTCATGGCTCGCCGTAGAAAGAACCGCAGTCCCGTTGAAGGAATTGATAATTCCTCGCGCGCCATGCAGCCGGGATCGTCCATTGCTTTGGATGATGCTGATGAGGACCGCCGTATGCGTCCTAAATATGTCGATAGCCTTCGCAACTCCGGGCAGGGCGGAAACCTCGATGACACAAATACAGACTATGTTCAAACGAGCGCGGAAGTTGATAGTTCTGACATTTCATCTCCTGCGCCTAATCGAACGGAGTTTCGTCCTCTTGATCCTGTTGAGTTTCAATCCCGCGTCCACCAAGCCTTTCAACAAGCAGAATTATATGTCGATACTTACGTCGCGCCAGCGCGCATTGACGCGGCGGAGTATTACAAAGGTGCGCCGTTTGGTGATGAAGAAGACGGACGATCACAAATTGTTCTGACGGAAGTAAGAGACACAATTCAATCTATTCTTCCGTCTCTTATGCGTATCTTCACAAGCGGCGACAAGATTGTTGAATACATGCCGCGAACAGCGCAAGCAATTCCATATGCCGAGCAAGCAAGCGACGCGATTAATTTTATTTTTCAAGATATGAACCCCGGTTTTAATATTCTTTATTCGTCGTTCAAAGATGCTCTATTAAAAAAACTTGGCGTTGTAACGTGGTGGGCTGAAAGCGAAGATCGTGTCATTGAACGTAAGTTTTCGGGATTGACCGAAGAAGACGTTTTAATGTTTCAGCAAAATAATCCTAATGCGCAATTTGTTTCTATAGAACCCGAACAAGTTATTCCGCCGAATGTGCAGACGTATAAATGCCAAGTGCGTTTAGTCGATCAAGAAAGAAAATATCGCGTTCGCGCTTTGCCTCCTGAGTGTTTTATTATTGATCGTCGCGCGCGAGACACTGACAAGTTTTTCGATCTTGTTGGTATGCGCGATATGGTCACGGTATCAGAACTTGTGCAAATGGGTTTTGACGAAGATGAAGTCCGCGAACATGGCGCACCTGGACAGGATGAGAATTGGTATTGGAACTTTGAAGAAGTAGAACGCAATCCCGGTTTTGGTTGGCCAAACTATCCGCCAGATCCATCAATGATGCGCGTTAAATATATGAAGATTTATATGCGCATTGACGCAGACGGCGACGGCATCGCTGAGTTGCGTTGCATTCATGCAATCGGTGCGGGCTGTTATGTTTTAAAACATGAGGTCGTCGATCATGCGCCATTTGCATTGTTCTGCCCAGACCCCGAACCCCACACAATCTTTGGACATTCGGTTGCAGATAGCACGATGGACTTGCAGCGTATCAAGTCCCACGTCATGCGCGCCACGATGGACAGTCTTGCGCAATCCATATTTCCGCGAACCGCAGTTGTTGAAGGACAAGTCAATATGGATGACGTCCTCAACAAAGAAGTAGGCGCGATTATTCGTATGCGCCAAATCGGCGCTGTGCAGGATTTATCCACGCCATTTGTCGGCCAAGCCGCAATGCCAATCTTGGAATATATGGATGAGATTAAAGCACAGAGGACTGGCGTCACCCCGGCAAGTCAAGGTCTTGATGCTGATCTGCTACAAAGCACAACAAAAGCTGCGGTCACGGCGCAAATATCTGCTGCACAGGAACGAATTGAAATCATTGCGCGCATCTTTGCTGAGACAGGATGCAAGCAATTATTCTCTGGACTTCTTAGATTAATTTGCCGTCATCAAGATAAACCGTTGTTAGTAAGACTACGCGGACAATGGACGCCTGTTGATCCGACAACGTGGGATGAGGATATGGATTGCTCTGTCTCTGTCGCGTTAGGACGCGGCGATGATGCAGAGCAAATGAATTTCCTTGGTCAAATTGCTCAAAAGCAAGAGCAGATCTTGCAGCTTATGGGCATGAACAATCCACTTGTGAAACTTAGTCAGTATCAACAGACGTTGAGCCAACTTGTTCGCAAGGCTGGATACAAAAACCCCGATAGTTTCTTTACTCCAATAACCCCAGAAATGGAGCAACAACTTGCGCAAGCCGAAGCCCAGCAAAAAGCCCAGCAAATCGACCCCAATGTCCTCCTCGCCAAAGTCGAACTCGCCAAAGCCCAAAGCGACACCTTCGCCAAGCTCCAAAGCCAAGCCGTGGCCCGCGCGCAGTTGCAGCTAGAGCAAGACTTTAAACGCGATCAACTGGACGCAGACGTCATTATCAGAACGGCAGACATGTCTGGCAAATACGGTGCGCCAATAGACACGGCCGGTATTCTCAACTTTATCAACCGTCCGCGTCCAGACATTCAAAACATTGCGCAGACATTAATTGACCGTGAAAAGCAAACCGCTGCGCAAGTGCTTACCAACATTGGCGTGTCTGCAAATCAACCGGGACCGCAAGCTGCGCCATCCGCCCCGTCAACGCCGTCGCCTGTTGCAAAAGCAACACAGAACCCACTTGCCCAAGGAGCGTAAATGAACACCCAGACTGCCGATGAAGTTATCCGTTTAGGCGGCGAGGCAGAATATATTTTGTCTTCTGACGCCTATGCCCGCGTCATGCTTGAACTTGAAAAGCAACTTATCGACGCGTGGGCGGCGGGGACTTTTAAAACGCCCGAAGAAAGAGAAGACGCTTTTAACCGTGTTCGTGGCGCGCGCATGTTTCGAGACAGATGCAATGCTCTCATCGAAAACATGAAACTGCAAAAAGCGCGTTTTGAACGCAACGAAAAAGCCGCGAAAGCAAATCGGAATGACTGACGTGTCCTGTATCCCAGATAGCGCATTTCCTGTGACGCCGTCCGACGACAAAGGCGTGAGCTTTATGACTTTGTATATCGGACAGGAGGGTGACGTCGCTCTATGCGCAGAGGGCGGTCAAAGCGTGATCCTAGAAAATGTCCCAACGGGGACGCTCATACCTTTGCGGGTTTGCAAGGTCATGGCGACCGGGACAACGGCCAAGGGGATCGTCGGCTTTAAGTAATTTTTTGATCTTGTGTCTTGAATAAGGAAGGACTAACATGACAGACGATACAGCGACTGCGCCGACAAGCCCCCAAGGGTCCGGCAGCGTCGATGAAGCTGCCGCTAGGTTTGAGCGTTTTCTGACCGCCGAAGAGGGCGACAACCAGAAGAAACGGTCCCGAAGCGAGACAGTAGAAACTCCCCCGGAAGTTGAGGCGCAGGCTGAAACAGACGAGGGCGCGGAGACTGAAGCCGAAGAGACGGCGTCAAACGAAGCCGAAGAGGCTCCCGAAGGCGACGAGGCTGAAAGCTCCACCGACGCACCCGACGAGGATGCTGCGGAGCAAGACGACGCGGACAAAGTCTACACCGTCAAAGTTGACGGCAAGGAAATGCAAGTCCCGCTAGACGAATTGCTCAAAGGCTATTCTAGGACGGCGGACTACACCCGGAAAACTGAAGCTCTGGCCCATGAAAGAAAAGCCTTTCATGCGGAAGCAGAGCAGGTGAAGGAAGAAAGGGCGCAATATGCGCAACTTCTCCCGGCTTTGGCGCAACAGCTACAAGCAAGTCTGCCTAAAGCTCCAGATCCTGCCCTGCGTGAGACAGACCCACTCGCGTATGTCTTGGAAAAAGACAAATACGAGGAAGCAGTTGGGCGTTTGAATGCTGCGTTTTCTGAATTGCAGCGTGTCCAGACGCAGCAGACTGAGGAGCAAATCAAGCAGGTCCAAGCCTCTGTGGCTGAAGCCCGTAAGAAACTCCCAGAACTGATACCGGCATGGAAAGACGAAAAGGCTTATGAGCGTGATAGGCCAAAGTTGCGGGAATACGCGAAAAAGCTTGGTTATTCCGATGGTGAAATCGACCAAGCCTACGATCCCCGCGCAGTCGCCTCGCTCTGGAAGGCAATGCGTTACGACGAGCTAGTCGCTCGTAGACCAAAGCCCGACGTGCCTCTCGAAAAAGCCATCCGTCCAACGACAGCGGTCGTCGCACCTGCCGCGCGCGGCGCTAGACAGAGCCAAGAAGCCCGGAAACGTCTCGCTCAAACTGGCCGCATAGACGATGCCGCTGCGGCTATTCGTTCTCTTCTGTAGGTAATAGGACAAGACAATGTCTACAGTAACCCGATATGACAACTACAAAGCCGTCCGTGAGGATCTTACTGATATTATTTATAATATCAGCCCCACATCAACGCCATTTATGTCCAACATTGGACGTGAAAGCGTAGAAAACACTTACCATGAGTGGCAGACAGACATCCTTGCCGCTGCGGACGTGACCAACGCCGCAATCGAAGGCGCGGACGCTTCAGACACGGCGTTTGTCGCTACAAACCGCGTGGGCAACTACACCCAGATCTCGGCCAAGACAATCAACGTGTCTGGCACGTCTGGCGCTGTAGACACGGCAGGTATGAAGACACTTGAGAGTTATCTTTTGGCTAAAAGAGGCCGCGAGTTGAAGCGCGACATGGAGACAATCCTGTTGGCGAACCAGCCTGCGGTTGTTGGTAACAACTCAACGGCGCGTAAACTTGCTGGCTTCCCAGCTTGGATACGCACGAACGTCGTCACCAACGGTGAAACCGCTCCGACGATGTCTTCAACCAACGACGGCTATCCGAACGCTGGCTGGACGACGGCTGCGTCAAACGTGGCTTTCACGGAAGCAATGGTTAAGACGGCGCTTCAGTCCCTTTGGACAAATGGCGGCGAAAGCAAAATGATGATGGTTGGTCCACACAACAAAGTGGTCTTTTCATCGTTTGCCGGTATCGCACTAAACCGTGTCGATCACCGTGATCCAAAGCAAGCGTTCATTCTTGGCGCGGCTGATGTCTACGTGTCCGATTTCGGAAATTTAGACATTGTTCCAAACCGCTTTACCGACGACAGCTTTGCGCATTTGATTGACCCAGAATACGCCAAAATTGGCTATCTGCGTCCGTTCCAGCGCAATCCTCTGGCAAAGACAGGCGACAGCCGTCGGACCCAGATGCTCGTAGAATACACGCTCGTTGTCGGCACTGAGCGCGCACACGCTACGATTGCCAACCTCTTGACGGCATAAGCCAGATAGACAGGACAGGCGGCACTAGCCGCCTGTCTTTAAATCTGCTAGACATACAAGACGGGTGAGACATGGCTAAATCGACCAAAAAGACAGGTTCTTTCGACGGTAAGTCAAACAAGCTCGGATACGGCGGTCGCGCCGCCCAGCTTAAAGCTAAAGGCGTTCCCGGCGCAGTCATCGGTGAAATCGCGCGCAAAAAAGGCGCAGCCCCCGGCGGTCCAAACTATCACGGCAAGCGGGGCAAATGATGGGCGCTTTTCGGCACCTAGACGATCCCAATTTCGACGTCGATGCAATGACGGGCGCGCGGCAGCGCCTCGTCATCGACAACGACGGCGTAATGCACTTTGAAACAACGCAAGACGACACAAACATTCGTCGCTTCGCGCATGAAAGCCGCAGTAGTTATTCAAAGCATGAAAAACTTGGCGATATGGCTCCTGTTGGGTCGATCCCCATGCTTGTCATGTATGACTTGATTAAACGCGGCATTTGGCAAGACCCACAACGCCGACGCAAATGGTGGAACAGTATTGAGGCGGCTCCCTACAGAACAAGGGACTTTGTCGTATGACTGTTTTCGCTGATCCTGTCTTTACGCCGGACTATCAAGGTCTTTGCAATAAAATTGCAGACACGTTGAATAGACAGGATCTAACGTCTGTTATTCCAGATTTTACGGTCATGGCGACATCGCGCATTTCGCGTGACATGGCGCGCGTTAAACATCCACTTGCAGTATCGCGCGCAATCGCTTCTGTCCAAAACAATTATGTGCCGTTGCCGATTGATTACTTGGCTGTCTATCAGCTTATGGATCAAGACAACACGATCACTTTGGCTTACGTTTCGCCAGATCAATCGCAAGAAGTTCTTGCCCAAGGCTGGCAAACAACAACAGGCCCATACAACAATATATTGCCGTCCGCACCACCCGCAAAGGGTCCGATCTATTACACTATAGTCGGCAATCAGCTTCGCATTTTTCCACCACCTAGCACGACAGCGTTAGTTTACCTCGACCTTTGGTATTATGCCTACCTGCCTAAAATCTATACAGGCAATACGACAAATTGGGCGCTAACGCGTTACCCGGATCTATATCTATACGGGGCGCTTGTTCACACCGCGCCATATCTGAAAGCAGACGAGCGCATCCAGACTTGGGAAGGCGCATATCAAACCATTCTCCGTGACATTGAGGTTGAGGCTGATCGCGCTGTGCGAACTCAGTCGAAACTTAACGCCGCGCGTAAAAGTTTTTGACGAGAGGATAGAAAATGTCAGTCGTTTATTCATCAACACTCAAAAACAATCGGATGCAGCTTGTTGCTGATTTGATTGCTGGCAAAGTTGCCGCAACGTCTACAGGAACGGCCACAGCGGGCGTTCTTGTTATTGGAACATCGGCTCTGTCAGGTGCGACCGGTGTGCTTGCGACATTTACACTTGGAACTACGCCAGGAACAGTATCCGGTGGCGTTTTAACAATCTCTGGCACGCCTTTAACGACAACTGCTTCTGCAACTGGAACAGCGGCCAAAGCTGAATTGAGAGACAATTCCGGCAACGTGATTGTTACCGGTTTAACCGTTGATGTTTCCGCAAACTCTCCAAACATTGTGATTAACGCGACGGCCATTTCATCTGGTCAGTCAGTTACATTGTCTAGCGGCACCATCACACACGGATAATCATAATGTCTAAATTGTATAACCGCGCAAGAATGACCATTACCTCGACGGGAACGGGCGCTCTGTCTTTGGGTGTTGCTGTCGCTGGGTATCAGACGTTTTCATCTGCTGGCGCGCAAAACAATGACGTTGTTAGTTATACAATCGAAGATGGTTTGAATTGGGAAATTGGAACTGGAACCTATAATTCCGTTGCCGGAACTTTAAGCCGCACAGTCACGCAATCATATAATGGCACGACATACGGCACGACAGCTATTAGCGTTACGACAAATGCTCAGGTATTTATCTCGGCATTAGCGGCTGATCTACAATATGGAACAAGCGCATATAATCTTGTTCAGCTAGATAGCAATGCAAAGATACCAGCATTAGACGGCTCGCAAATTACGAACTTGAATGTCGGTAATGCGGCATCTGGCACATTGTCTGTATCACGCGGCGGCACTGGTATTTCTAGCTTTGGAACTGGTGTAGCCACAGCATTAGGCAATAATACAAATGCCGCTAGTGGATTAGCCGTTCTTAATAGCAGCGGTGCGTTAGCGGTAGGACAAGGTGGCACTGGTATTTCTAGCTTTGGAACTGGTGTAGCCACAGCATTAGGCAATAATACAAATGCCGCTAGTGGATTAGCCGTTCTTAATAGCAGCGGTGCGTTAGCGGTAGGACAAGGTGGCACTGGCCTCACCAGTTTAACGGCTGGATATATACCGTATGCTAGTAGTTCGAGCGCGTTTAGTTTTAGCAATTTGTATTCTGATGGAAGCAACCTCGGCCTAGGTGTGACGCCGAGTGCTTGGAGTGGGATTAAATCTTTAGATATTGGTAAGTCAGGGTCATTTTATGGTGATGGGATAGTCATAACATGGACATCTGGCCTAACTCAAAATGCGTATTATAATTCGGGGTGGAAATATAGATATAGTTCAATAGCCGCACAAAGATATGAAATCAGCAACAATTCACATCAATGGTATATAGATGCTGCAAGTGGAGGCGGCACCGCCGGAGGCACCATCACCTTCACTCAGGCGATGACGCTGGATGCTAGTGGCAACTTAGGTATCGGGACGACTACTCCAAGTAGCTATACTACTCGATGTGCGGCTGTAGCTTCCCTAGATTACGGTGCTTCATTTACGGCTGTCAGTAATTCATCAGCAGCAAACTGGGCAAGAATTGATTTAAAAAACGTAAATGTTGCTACGAATACATATTTGTATAAAGATCAAAGCGGTTTGATGGGCCTCTTTAATGAAGGCGCTCACGCTATGACTTTCGGCACTAATAATACCGAACGTATGCGCATCGACAGCAGCGGAAATCTGTTGGTTGGGCAAACCTCAGTCACAAACACAGCAAAATTATGCCTTACTCAAGCAACAGCTTATGCTTCCAATACATACAATACTGTTGCTTCTACAGTTGGTACATCAACAGTTTACAATCAGCAACAATCTACGTCAGTCTCCACAACAGCGACTGTAATTTTAACTCCTAATTTGTATGCTTCATTTTGCGTTGTATTTGGATCGGATGGAACTAATAGATTTATGGACTTAATTATTGGTGGATTAGGCAACGGTACTATAGGTGTCGTAAGCTCATTCTCCGTAGCTGGCTCTCCCGCCGCTAGAACATATAGTCAGTCAGGATCAACATACAGATTAGCAATGGCTTCTGGCACATACACTGTGCAAGTCGCCGCTTTATCTATGAACGGATAGTAAAAAATGAGCAACACATACACTTGGCAAATCGCCCAACTAGAGTGCTATCCACAACACGACAATCATACAGACGTTGTGTTCACCGTCCACTGGCGCAGACAAGCGACAGACGGAACGCACACCGCAGACATATACGGAAGCCAATCCGTAACATTAGATCCAGCCGCTCCATTCACAGCCTATGCTGATCTGACAGAAGCACAGGTTATCGGCTGGTTGGAAGATGCGTTTGGCGCTGAGACACTCGAAGCACAGAAAGCTTCACTAGACAAACAAATTGAAGACCAAATAAATCCACCCGTTCTGCGTATGCCTAATCCTTGGGTAGCATAATGATTAATTACACTTGGCTTGCCGAACGTCTGGACGCTTATCCTGAGAAGGACGGGTTTAACGATGTCGTCTTTGTAGTGTTCTGGCGCTGCAATGCAGTTGACGGCGATCATTCAGCTACGCTTACGGGTAAGCAGGAAATTGACCTAGATCCAGAAGGCGAATTTACGCCGTATGAGGATTTGCAGCAATGGCAAGTCCTCGGCTGGGTCAAAGACGCGCTTACACAAAAGGGCGTTGCGGATGTTGAAAGTAATCTTGCGCAGCAAATTGCTACGCAGAAAACGCCGCCGGTCGTGTCACCGGCTTTACCTTGGGGGAACTAATGGAAGGTCAGAAAATCTCTATCGAATTGGCTGTCGCTGAATGGAATGTCGTTTTGCAGTCACTAGGCAAAATGCCTTATGAATTTGTTGCAAACCTTATTCCTACAATTCAGTCGCAGGCCAATGCGGCGTTAAAACCCGCAGAAGCTCCAGCGGAGTAAGGCATAGATGCTCGCACTCTTTCCCATATCGACAGCACCCATAGGGTCTGCCGGGAGAGTTGTGCTTGCACCGTCGCTTGCCGCGACAGAGGCTCAAGACACAGCGTCAGCCTCAGCCACCGCGACAACGTCAGCGTCTCTTGCGGCAACTGAAAATCAAGACAGCGTAGCAGTTACGACAAATATTGTCGCATCTGCTTCGCTGTCTGCAACAGACACGCCAGACAGCGTGTCTATGTCTACGCAAGCCGTTACGTCCGCAAGTCTAAACGCGACTGAAACGCAAGACACCGCGTCCGCAGTTGTTTTTGATTTTGCAACGCTGTCCTTGGCTGTAACGGACAGTCCAGACACGACGGCAATAACAACTAAAATTGTTGCGTCTGTTTCGCTTGCAGCAAACGATAATCAAGACGTAGCTAACGCGTCAGTTCAAGCAACAACGCTCGCATCTTTTGCTGTCACAGAAGCACAAGATACTGCATCTGGACAGGTAATTGATTTTGTCCTTCTAGGCTTTGCAATCACAGATGCACCCGATATCGCGTCAGTTACGACCGCGATTGTGTCGTCTGCTTCACTTTCTACAGTAGAAGCTCAGGATTACACAGCCGCAGTAATAAACGCCGTTACATTTGCAAATCTGGCTGTTACCGAAGCACAAGATGTTGTGGCCTTTAGCGCCAACAATTACGCTGTTGCCTTACTTGCCGCGACAGAACAGCAAGACAGCACTAATGCGCAAATCTCTGTTAAAACAATTGCAACACTTGCAACTACAGATGCGCCAGATACGGTTTCTTCAACTGTCTATGTTCTCTGGGGCGCTATTCCAGAAGTAAACATTGTCTGGACGCCGCAGACCTCACAAACGGTATTCTGGCAAAACATCAACCCTGCGCCTCCTGCGCCAACCTCAAAAAATGTTGGCGCTATCGCCGCCGAAGCGATTGGCGCTTTACCGATTGCCGCAAGCTCGGAACTCATACCGACGCCTACACCTGCGGCTCCTGTTTGGCAAAATGTGCCTCAAACATACAACCCTTCTAGTTCCGCATCCATTCAACAGGCGGCTTAACAATGGCTAATACATATACCCCAACATACAACCTCATTCAGCCGGAAGTTGGCTCGGACACGAACACTTGGGGCGCGCATGTCAATACGGATTTATTAACCGTAGACAACCACATGGTTAGTCGTATTTTTACGACGTTACAAAGCTTTGCTGGTCCAATAACGCTTCCATCAAATGGTTTAAACGTCGGATCTGGACAATTAAATGTTACCGGCGGCAACGTGTCTATGTCTGGACAACTTGCTGTCACTGGCGCGACAAGCATTTCTAGCACTTTGACGGTGTCTAGTAATTCTTATTTACAAGGAACGCTTGCCTTAACAGGCGCGGCTGCTTTGTCCAGCACTCTCGCTGTCTCTGGTGCGACAACTCTCGCATACAATGGTCTTAATGTTGGATCTGGTCAGCTAAACTGCACAGCAGGCAACGTATATATGTCTGGCGCGCTCGCCGTTACGGGCGCTGGGTCGTTTGGGAGCATATCGTCAGGTTCTATTAGCTCAAACGCGATTAACACAAATGGCTATAACCTAACTTGTGGCGCTATAAGCGCGTCAACAATTAGTTCGACGTCAATTAATACGAACGGCTACGGTATCACCTGCGGAACGATTGGGTCGGGCGCAATCACCTGCACGACTATTAACACCCAGAACAATACGATCACGGCGGGCGCAATAAACTGCGGGGCAATCGGTTCTGGCGCTATTACAAGCACAACTATTAATACGCAAAACAATGGCATTTCCTGCGGCACGATAGGTTCCGGCGCGATTACCTGCACGACGATTAATACGCAAAGCAACACAATTACTGCGGGTGCTATTAGCTGCGGCGCACTTAATACCAATAGTAACAGTATTACATCTGGCGGAATTAGCTGCACGACCCTTAACACCAATGGCAACACTTTAACTGTCGGCGCGGTTAATGCCAGCGGGGCTGTATCTTCTACCTCTAGTATGAATGTGACTAGCGCGACGTCGCAATATAACGCCACATGCTCAAGCTACACTTGGTCCTTTTTATCTAACAGTTCTAATTCTGGCGTTTATCGAAACAGCGCAAGTAATTGGGCTTTTTATGCGGACACGTCTGGAAACTTTACGGCAGTTGGAAACGTAACAGCTTATTCTGACGCGAGATTTAAAAAAGACGTCGAAACGGTTCGAGACGCCGTCGCAATCGTAAAACGCCTGCGCGGTGTTTTCTATAATCGAATTGAAGACGACAAAGCCGGGGTAGGCGTTATTGCTCAAGAAATACGCGAAGTATTACCGCAGGTCGTCAACGAAAACGACGGAACACTTAGCGTGGCTTATGGAAACATAAGCGGCGTTTTGATCGAAGCTTTGAAAGAAATAGACGCGCGTCTTGCTAAATTAGAGGCTGCATAATGCTACCCAATGGCGGCAATCTTCCTCCATTATCTATGGCGGACATTAATGGACCCAATGGGTTCAATGGACGCGGTAACAGCCTGAGCGCGTATCGGGGAACATTGTTTTATCGTCCAGATAACAGCACAGGATATTTCTCCTCTGGGGTAATTAATATCAGTGACTTTTATTCAACGCAGGCGACAAGTCCCGTCGTTCCCGGTAACAGCGGACATATCTACAGCGGTCCTGTAACTTTACCGCCTCTATTTAATCAACTCTACGTCACAGTTTACGGTGGGGGTGGCGGTGGTGGCGGCGGCTGTATTTTAAAATCTGGTTCAAGTTACGTCGGTGGTAGCAGCGGTGGAACCGGCGGCACAACAACATTCGGTGTTGGACAAAGCTATGCAATTTCTGCCGTTGGAGGAACTGGCGGCGGTGGTGGTGGACAAGGGTATAATTGGGCTTTTGGTTCGCAAAGCGGCACAGGCGGCACAGGCGGTGACGGCTCGTATTACCCCGATCAAGTAGAAGTTGCAGGCGGTGGCGGTGGCGGTGGTGGCGCAGGTAGTTCAAACGAAACGCTAAACGGTTATGCCATTTATTACTTTGGCGGCTCAGGAGGCCCCGGAGGTAAAGGCGGTAAAAACTACGCAAAAATA